CATCTCCGTCAACCAATAACTCCACTCCAAAAGCATCAACAATTTCTGTTACTCCATAAGTTGCTGTTGCTACAACTTGATATGCTCTTAATGAAGCATCTCTTTCAATTTCAATATTTGCTCTAACTTTCCAAGCTATACCTAAAGCTTGTTTAGAAAACATACCGCATTTATGGTCTCCGCTTCCATCATCACTGAAAAGTGTTGAAATATAAACTGGAACTCCTAAAAGTTCACCAACATAATATGAATACATCAAGCTATCAGGAAACTTTACTCCAACATTAGCAGGTGCTGAACTTGTAGCTTGTATAGTGTCTGTTAAATCCTGCCAAGCTTGTGGAGATAATACTGCATAATAAGGTCTTGGTGCGCTTGCTTTCTCTAATGCTGTTATTGCTGATTTAAATGTTGTTAAACTTAAATTTGTATTTGTGGTTCCTTTTGAAGTTGAAAAACCATCAAAAAGCGCTATGATATCTGATTCTATTTTTGCAGCTAATGCATTAGAAGCGTAGTCTGAAATAAGATTTACTAAATTATCTTGTGAACCCATTGTTGCCAAATCTGTTACTGTAAACATTAAACCTACTTGGGAACAAGTTGCAGTTCCTCTCCCTGTATCAAAAGCTGTATTAGTTGATAAATCCGAATTTTCTTCTAGTGCTGTTGCAACTGTGCCTGCTGGTGTATAAGGAAAATAAGCTACCAATCCTGGTTGATTTGATATATCCTTTTGCATTATTAAATTTGGTAAATTTAATATATTTGCTATTCTAAAAGTTGTCTCCGCATTTACAACTGGTATTAATTCAGTTATTACACTACTGGTTACTTCATTTGACATTTTTTATATCCTCCTTTTATTCAATGCCAATTTTTTTTCTCCACTCCTCATAAGCTTGTTTCCAAGCTTCAATACTTTTGAAATCTTTTAATTGAGGTGGAGTTTTTGAAACTTCCCCTTCAGGGGCTGGATTGGTTGGAGCACCTATTGAGGACTTCTTTAATCTCTTTAAATCATTTTCAAATTGTTCTTTTATTTTTTGAATTTGAACTTTCAATTCCTCATCATTTTCAGTAAATGAAATCAGTTTCAAATAAGGTTCTGGAATATCAAAATCAAATTCTCTGATAATTCTATTTACCTTATTTTGAAATTCATATTGTTTTTTAACATTCTCAATCTCTTCTTTTTCTTTTAAGGTTTTTTCGTATAATTCTTTAAACTTTTCTTTTTCTTTTAGTTTTAAAGTTTCATTTTCCTCTATTTGTTTTTTTAATTTTTCAAGTTCCTTTTCAAGTTTTTTTCTCTCTTCATTTACTTCTTTAAATCTATCATAAGGTATTGCTCCAACTTCAGGTTTTACCTCCTGCGAGGTTTCTTGCGTTTTTACATCTTCGCCTGATGGATTGTCTTTAACTTCCATATTTTTTTGCTCCTTTCATTTTTACAGGTTTTGTCCTGAAATTAAAAAACATTTTATAACCACCTACCCTATTTTAAAAATTTCTCTCTAAAATATTTACATTTAAACTCTGGAATCAAAACAAACTTTCTGCTTAAAATTAAATTTAACATCTCTTGTTTATCAGAATTTAAAACCATTTTACATCCATTAAATCCTAAAGATAATTGACAGATATAACAAATTTTCATTTTTTCTTTTTATTTTTTTTTATTTTTTCCAGCTTGACTATAAGCAATCGCTATCGCTTGTTTAGGGTCTCTTCCTTCATTAAGTAACATTTTAATATTTTTTTCAATTATCTTTTTTGACCTGCCTTTTTTAAGCGGCATTTTCATTCTCCTCAAAATCCTTTAATAAATCATCATAATGTTCCATTACTTTTTGAAACTCAACATTATAAGGAGTTATTACACATCGACAATTAGGGTGAAAAAGTCCATCCCATTCAGCCTGTTCTAAAGTTCCATCAGCAAAATCAGATGCTTCACTCCTTAATGAAAGTATTTTACCATTCCATCTATCACAAATTTCGCAACAATCAGGTGCACTTTGAACTATAACTAAATCATAACCTGCATCAATTGCTCCATTTCTTACAACTTCTCTATGTATTCTTTTTTGTTGAGTCCTTAAAACCATTTCAGAATATCTTGGAAGTTCCCACCTTTTACCGCCCCTATCTATTAAACAATTTAAACCTATTTGTTCTATCTTTTTATTTAATATCTTTTTAGCCTCTTGAAGAGTTATACCTTCTAAATTTGCTTTTAACATAGTTTCTTTTATAGATTCTCTTAATATTCGTCTTGAACTTTCTGCGGTGAATCTTAAACCTGTCCCTACTAATTGCATTGTCTCTTCACTTATTAATCTAATAGTTTCAAGATGTATACCTCCAAAAGCAATCGGTGAATAATCTGGTATATATTTTTCCATCCAGCTATTTAAAACTTCAATATCCTTTTTATAAATTTTAGTAAAATATTTTGGTATAAAATCAGAAGCCTCATCACTTAAGACTTGTAAAATTCCGACAATTTCTGTTATTCTCTTTTCCAACTGAAATCTTCTAAATTCTGAAATTTGAGAAGTTTTTAAAATTTCTAAAATACTTATAAATCCTCTTTCAAATAAAACAATAAGTTCGTCCATTAAATAATTTCAACTCCACCTTTTATAGGTATTTCAACTCTCGGTATTGGATTTTCACTTTTAATCTTTTCAATTTCATCAAGCGCCTCTTCTTCAGAACAATTAAAAGCTTCCATTATATATTTTTGAAGACTGATTGCTCCATCATCTCTCATTTTAGAAAGTTGATTTAACTTTTCAGTATAGAATGTTGGAATTCCATCATCCCAAAGGATTTCAACATCAAAAGGTTTATAATTTGTCCTTTCTATTTCACATTCTAACTCTTGAGCCAATCTTAATAATTTTTTTAATCCCATATCATAATAACTTCTTTTGCGTCCTATTTTTGCCAATGTTCTTAAAAGTCTTCTCTGTAAAGCCTCTCCACTTTCAGGATACCCCGGTTTTTCTAAACCAGTAATGGTCGGACTCATCTCTGTTATAATATGGAGATAATCAATTAATTTATCTATTTCTTGAAAACAAGCCGTCAGAGATGAGTCCCAAGTTAAATATTGTGGAACTAATTCACCTTGTCCTATTTCAAAAACTCCGCTTGTGCTTTTATTTAATTCTCCTTTTTCATTTAAAGTCCCTGGTGGAACTACAAGCCAGGGGTCAGAATGTTTATCAAGAATCATTGATATTCTTGAAAGTCTGTTGTTTATTTCATCTTGAAGTGGTAAAATATCTTCATAATCAGACACTCCCCAAAAATCATCTTCTATTTCAAAGTTCGGTATGTGAATTATTAAAAAATCATCAATATTAGTATAAACCTCTTCAACAATATTTTGACCTGTTAAATTGTTATAAAAATCTATCCCCAAGTCCTCTACTATTTTTCCATTCATTACTTTATAAAATTTATTTTTTACAAATCCTTTTTCGTGCTCTTCAACTCTCAAATAATCTTTTCCGTTTAATTGAATTGCAAAAGCAATATAATATTTTAAAGGTTCTTTTATATTCTCTGGATTTAAATCTACAAAAACAAGTTCAGGTCTAACAGGTTCAATAATTATTCTATCATCATACCTCACCTTCCAAAAAGCATCACCCTTATAAGAATTTGAAAGGATATTCGTTCTCAACTTTCTATTTAATTGATTACTATCTACAATTCTATTAAGATTTTCCTGCTCTATATCACCGCCCAAAGCTTGATATTCAGGTGGTTCAGAAAAAAGAAAGTCAGCACTAATTTTTGATATTACTCCACAAAAATTTGCAATAACATAAGGAACCATCCAAAAAGAAGCTTCAAAAGATCCCGTTATTGGAACTTTTGCAAATATTCTTTTTAACTTTTCACTTTCATCGTGTTTTCCCAAAAATGCTCTTTTGAAGGTTTGATATTTTTCTATTCGTTCAATATCATATTTTATCTCTTCACCAACATTAAACATTTTACCTCCTAAAGACCAAAAGGTTTCTGAAAAACTCTCACTTTTGGTTTTCCGTAATATGTAAAGACCGCATATCTCAAAGCATCCATTGTGTGGTCATTAAACTTTACTGGCTCTTCTAAAACATTTCCATTTCTATCTTCTTTATACTTATAACCTTGTATCTCTTTTATTGTATTAATACATCTTTCGTGTATATGAAGTTTTTTAGTTTTCAAAAAGTTTATACCTACCAAAACATCTTTTTTTGCTTCAAAAACTTTTAACCCTGCCTGCATAAAAGCCTTATTCCTATCTGGTTCGTGTTCACAATAAATGTCAGGATTAACATTCCACATTTTCAATTTTTCTTTTATTAAATCAATTATTTCTGGAGTTGTTAATTGAGTTCTATAAATTTCATCAAAAACAAAAATCTCATCATCTTTAATTCCAATTAAAAGAAAAGCATTTGGATTATTAAATCCAAAATCAATCCCTGCTATAATATCTTCATATTCTTTATCTTCTTTAAAAGTATCCCATTTTGTATAAATCTGTCCCTTCAAAGTTCCCCATTCACCAAGACAATAAACATTATAAAGATATTCATCTTTTTCTTTTAAATCTTCTAATACTTTTTTGTATTCACTATCTAAAAACTTGTTATCTTTATAAG